CATTGATTTCTAGAACGTCAAATTCTTCAATTCCTAGTTCGTTAATGAGAACTTTTGCAAGAGTCGTTTTGCCTGTGCCAGGATCGCCTGAAAGCAAAAGATGAGGAATGGACTCATCAGAAATCCAGCGTTGTACAATTTGTTTCTGATTTTCGTCAACGAATACATAATCACTCACCGTATTAGGGCGATACTTCTCAACCCATAGTTGATTTTTCACAGCTTAATCCTTCTTAAAATAAGAAGATAACACAGGGTCGTTGCCGAAGTCAAGCCCAATGTTTTCCAATTCCTTGAGGGCCTTTGAAGTTTTTACATATGCAACAGTAGCAGCGGCTGCGGCTGCTCCTAAGGCAGCAAATGCAGCAATATAAGGTGCATAGTCTTTAATAGTTTTGTTTGTCATATTCTCACATTTAAATGTCAATTAGATTGGGAAATGATTCTCGGCACTCAGCCCTCTTAGAAATGTTTCTCGTTTCCCAATCTATCGTTACGCAATAATTTTATCACTCATAGTATAATCGTTTACTGGTTCATCACTTACTAATAAAATATCATTTGGATCTACTCTACGGATTGTTTTCTCGCCTTCCTCGTCTTCAATTGCTATCCCACGAGACCAGCGACCGTGTGCTATCATAATATATTGGCCTACTTCAATATCTCTAATTCCGTCTCCGACTGCATAGACTTGCGCCCATCTTGGTCGGATACCTTGACTTTTCATATCATCGTCTAGTAGAATAAGACCACCTCTACTTAGACGTTCTTTAAACTCCATTCCATGAACTAGAATGGTACCTTTAGTAGCCTTAAACTTTTCTCTACTAATTGTAGCGTGTGTTGCGTGTATTTGATTTGCCATTATTACTCTGCGTTTGGATCAAAAAATTCCGGTGCTTCGCTTGCCGGCTTAACTTTAATCTTTTTCTTCATTTCTTCGGCTCTAGCTGCTTCTAATGCTTTAGCTGCCTCAATTGCCTTGATTGCTTCAATTTCGCTGTCTTCAGCCTCAGTATCTAGAAATTCAAGTTCTTCTTCGGTCAATTCAACTTTAGTTTCAGGTGCCGGAGTAGTTTCAATTGGAGTAAAGCTATCTACTTGCTTTCTCTTAACGATATTAGCTGCACGATTGCTTACTGTGCGCTGATACTTCTCTCCAACCTTCTTAGTGACTGGAAGAATAATTCTTCCTTGACCATCAATAGTATCGCCACGAGCATTTACGCTCATGTTTCCTACTGCACGGGTACGTTCATTCTTTGCAGCTAATTGGGACATGTCAACGACTTTTCCCTGTGCTGTTCTATACTTTGCCATAACTGACTCCTTTCTACTATTTATATATCTAAATAGCTGACTATTTTAAAAATTCATCAATCTCTAGTCCATAGTATAACGAATTAATCTTATGGACTCCTATCAAGAATAGAACAAAGCTAGAAACACTAGAGCCTCTGCCTACTCCCCAAACGATGTTGTTATTTCTCATAGTATCAACAAGATACTTCAAGTACTTCAACAGAATGAACATATCTCTTTCTTGATATAGGAGAAGTTCTTGTCCTGCCCTCTGTATTTCTTCTTCGTGCTGACACTGATCTAATACATACTTTGCGATATCAAGATTTTTGTATTCATCAGGCATATGCCAGTTATTTTGATTCATTATATCAAAGGCTTCAACTGGTATATCAGATGAAATATATTTCACTATCTTTGGAACAGTGTCAATATTCAAGTCTTGATCAAATGGTATATTACTATCCGACAATATTGGTCTAGTAAAAACCAAATCAGGATTTGCAAGATATAGCTCTACTAAATCTTTTTCAGAATATATAATTTGACCGTATTTGTCTTTTAGCATAATGACATTATTACATAGATGCTGTAAAAAAGCAAGTTAATTTTTAGCCATATCTCGCCAGGATAGACCCAAATTGATCCAATCATCAGTGAATAACTTGATAACCTTGCTCTGATCACAAATCTCGTAGTCGCGGCTATTCATTGCTACACACGAGCTATTCCACCAGTATTTTCCGCTGAATGCACTTTCTGCTACTTCTGATACTATATTGAATCGCACACCGTCACTTAGCGATGAACCAATAACTAAATCTGTAATCTTAAGTCTATTTTCGGCTATGCTGTTTAGCTTGAGCAGCAAAACCATTGCTAATATTTGATCGTAAGGTTCTTCGGGTAACTCACATACTCTTAAGTTTACACTTTGATATTCTCTAATTACGTCTTGCTTGCTTGAACTTACTAGCACAGAATTTTGCACAACCTCATGCAAAAAATAGATTATGCGATCCATTGCAATATTCTGTTCTTTTATTGAATCAGTTTCCACTAACATAGACATAGTTATATCATAGACGCCTATGTGGAACTGGTCTTCAAAGTACAATCCTGTTTGAAAGCAGAAATCACGTTCAATCCTAGTGTTATTCATGCCGGTCTATCACTTTGAATGTTGATTTGGTTGTTTAGCTTTTGTTTAGCAAATACCTCATCCATTTTCTTGAAGTATTGTGTTCTATGACTTTCTAATACCATTTGAAGTTGATGAATTAACGGGCCGTTCTGTGTTCTATAAGCGAAGGTTAGCTTATTCATCAAATTAGACATAGCATCTTGAATTTCTTCAATTGATTTGTCTTCTAAATCTTTGCTGCTTAAGAAAGGGTGTTCCACGATATTACCAGGTATCTAGTTCAATACGTTTCCAAATATCAGTACCTACAATAGCTGTAGCTGCGATGTTAGCATTAGCTTTAGTGCCTACCTCAAATTCAGTGCCGGCAGTTCCTGCTACTCGTGTAGCACTGATTGTAACATTAGTGCTTGGTCCCACTGCAATAGTTTTGATATAATATACACTGTTGGCTACAAGATTCGTATTTGCGGTATCTACGTTTCCTGTAAAGATAATTGGTGCGTCTTCAACTAAGTTAGTAGTGTTGTTAAGCTGAATAATGTTACCTGAGTTGAATGTGTTACCAACTACTTTGGAATACAGGGTTGAGTCAAAGTCTCCTGTGCAAACATATACGTAGTTAGCATCAACTGACACAGTTCCTGCAACATCACCGGGTAAGCCAGTTGGGGGAGGAGTACGAGTAATGATTTGTGTAGACTGATAAGGTCTATTTGTTGGGGTTACATTGATCGTGTTGCCGCAATCTAATGAAGTGAAGGTAAACTCTATAACTTCTGTGTTAGCTGGAGCGGTGATAGTGGCAGTGTTGCCAATCATAGTATAATTTTCAAGCAGTGTGGTGCCGAAATTATTGTTTGATGAAACTACTTGACTTGGCAATGAAATAACTGCGTCGGCATTGGCTACTGCTAATCTTAATGTAACTGAGCTTTCGGTATTAGTTGGAGCCCAGCTTCCGAACTGTAATGTCACATTACCAGTCACCGTACCATAATGAACATCTGCTTTGTTAACGTCAACGAGCACAGTTCCGGCAAGAGCATTACCTAAGTTGAAAGTTGTTCCTCTAAATCCTCTAGTAGAACAGTTGCTAATTTGTGCATTAGCCATATCGTTGTTGAGAACTGAGTTATCCAGTGCAGCCTTCAGAACAACTTTGGTCTGTAAGTCGGTGATTTCAGTTCCCGCAGTGTTTAGATTAGTTCTAATTTGCCCAAAATTATCTCTAAAGCCCTGAGAGCTATTATTTTGCCCCGGGACAGGATAGTTTACATTGATTCCGTTAGTGTTGATTTGTGACACTGTGTTAAATTCCTATTAATATAATCTATTTATCGTGGGTATTGAGTCTCGTTAGGTAAAATTGTCTGACGAGGGAACAACACATAAAAGTCTTTACTGTCTGCTGGATCAGGTACGGGTGACCCGCTTGGTAGTGAAGTCCACGCAGGCGGCGATAGATTATTGTCATAGTTGTAAGTATTTTTCTTTTCAACTGTAAATCTATCAATCTTGAAATCAATTTGATTAAGTGTTTGTATCTGTCCTACTGGATTCTTCCAATTGGTCTCTATGTTATTTTTGATTGTTTCTGAGAATCCGGGCTTAGTATAGCATATTACCCAAGCTGGAGTAAATCCTAATGTGTTGCCATCTAGTTGCTGACTTGTCATCCATAATGGCAAGATATTAGTGTTATTCACTGTACCTAGTACATCCTCTACTTGCTCTCTCATATTATCTAAACTGTTTGGATATAGCAGTCTTGCGTATCCTGGAGTTAAGCTTGTGTAGAAATCTACTTGATCATTCTGTCCAATATAGCTCGTATAGATATCAGTTACGCTAGTGTACCATGGACCCTGATTTAGCGGAATAAATCTAGGCCAAAAGATTTCTTTACTTACACTTACATTTTGTGGATTCACAAGATTGTCAATTACTGAGCTATATACAACTTCGTAAATGATCTCTCCTGTTTCTTCGTCTCTAGCAACAGCCGTCTTTATCTCACCTAAGGTCAACTGTCTCCAATAGTGATTTATAGTAACAGCCGCAACATATTCATTGAAGCTACTAGCATTTATACCAAATGCGTGTTCATAGATGACATTAGTAGCTTTACCAAAGTTACTATCTTGTGGTCTATAGATCATTTCATTAGGAATCAATGACTCATTATCCAACAATGTTGCTAACAAGTCTCTATCAGCAATACCCGGTGTACACTTAATGTAAATGTTATCTAACGGGTACGGGAACAATTGCTGCACAGATACAGTAAATGTTCTATCACTATTGACAATAGGGAAATTAGGAGAAGACGCCTTCACCGTAAACGTAAATTCACTAATAGCATCCGCGCCTACTAAAAACTCATTGGGTTGGAAAGCAAACGTTCCTGCTAGTTCACCCGTACTGAGTAATGACACGTTTGGGGGAAGAGTGCCTGATACAAGAGAATATTGTAACGGTACGTCACTAGTAGCAATTATGCTTAGTGTGCTGTCTGTTCCGTCAAACACTGTTCCTAAATCAGAAGGAGTTAGCCAAACTATTTCACCATCAACACTATTTCTAATTATGAATGAGAAGTTAAAAGATGGAGTTGTGATACTAGGATTATTACGTTTGCGCACTGCTACTGAGAACGTAAACTGATTTATATTGTCAGGAGAAATCATTGGATTTCCAGTTACCCATCCTGTAGTAGAATCGCCTACCAATCCCAATGGTAAGTTAGCAAATACGTATTCAATTTCGTTATTGTCAAAGTCTTTCCCTAAGATTTGAAAAGCAAACTTGTCATCACTATTGAATCTTCCGATATTGGCTAACTGTGTTGGTGCATAAGTTTCTCCGCGACTGTTTGGCGGAAATAGATAAAATCTATAATCAATATCGTTTACTAGAATGTCATACGTTAGCGGTCTTGTATTCAAGATAGTAGGTGCTCTAGTATTGAATGGTCTGCCTGGTCCACCAATTGACGGCGAAGCATTTTGGTTGATGATAACGATTGAATAATTTTCAAGTGCTTCACCAAACGGAGTGATCAACTTCAGTGTAAAATCGTAAGTTTGTATAGTAGGTTGACCTACTGAGATATTGGGCAAAAATGCAATCATGAACCCTGCATCGTTAGTTAACTCGTATACTGGACCATTGACTGTAGTAGAGATTGTAAACGTAGTGCTATCTATTATCTCTCTAACATAATAAGTTTGATCGGCTGTGACTCCGCCAAAAACGTCACCGCTGAACACGATCGGGCGGCCAGGACGAAATCCAAGCGTACTTGACGCAATCATAGTATTATCTATGATTGCTAGTACCGAAGCATTTACTGAACCTAAACTGACATTAACTACTGGTGGACTGGGATAGCCTCTGATCAATCCAAATTCATTAATTTCTAACCCCGGTGGAAGTCTACCCTGCACTAGATTGACAATTGCAGTAGTGTTGGGAATAGGAAGTGAATATTCTATGGGGTATTCTACCCACAAACTATCAAACGAAGTCAACAAAGTTCCTGAAGGAGTAGTAAACTCGGGAGCATCAACCCCTGACATGATAATAGAAAACGTTCTATCTCTCAAGTTTTGATTATTGTCTGTTACTCTGACAGTAAAGGTATACGTTGTGTTTGTAATTTCTGGCTGCGTGTTGCCTAAAATTAATCCAACATTGTTTATTGAAACACCCGCCGGTAATTCACCGCTTATTAATTGATAAGTTAGACTTGTCGCCGGCGGTACAGGAAATGCAGATAACTGAAATCGTACAGTTGACCCTGAAGCAAAAGCTCCTATGTTTCCTGCAGGTGTGTTCCAAATGGGCTGTGCCATGTTAATCCTTTATCTACCTTGACCTCTATATTTCTTATAATTTCTACGCTTATGCTTATTCATAGTAGAAAATTTGATCTTTCCTAAACCAATAGTAGTTCCGCCCTTGTGGTTGTCAGAAAAACTAATCTTTCCGCCCTTGTTTGAGCTAGATGTTGATTTTACTTTTGCCATTTTATTACCTTTCTATATTAAGCATAAGTTGCGCCGACTGTGTACCAATCGGTTCCGTTAGGTGCTACATACTGTAATGTTGCCCCTGCTGAATGAGTGAACGCAGCGTTTGTTGCCGCACCGTTAATGTCTCCGCCTGAGTGAGGCCAAACCGAAAGAGTATTGCCAGACGTATTGGTGATAGTGATTACCATGCCTGGAACAGCGACCGGTAATCTTACCCCAGTATTCACTAGTGGTACTACTGTACTGACTACGTTTATTTCTTTAGTAAGAGCAACTGCGGTCAACTGAGTGAGTCCTAATGCAATAATACCTGTCTCTACTGAACGAATCACGTATCCTGACATATTGACATTAGCTTGTGCAGTGATATTACCTGATACTGTCAAGCTGGTAAGTGTACCAGTTGATGTGATATTTGGTTGTGCTGCTGTTGTTACAGTACCTGCGGTGGTTGCTGTTGTAGCACTTGGTACAGTACCGGTTACATTTGCACCAGTAATTGAACTTAGACCTGAGCCATTACCTGTAAAGACTCCTGTGTTGGCAGTGAATGCCACCGCAGTTACGGTTCCATTAACACCAAGTGATGTTAGTGTACCGACTGAAGTGATGTTGGGTTGAGCCGCGGTTGTTACAGTGCCGGCAGTAGTTGCGCTAGTGGCTGAACCACTAAGTGTTGCGGTAATAGTACCTGCACTAAAGTTACCGCTAGCGTCTCTAGCAACTACCTTACTTGCGGTGTTTGCTGAGGTAGCATCAACTGCGGCTGTTACTGCTGTACCACCATTAAAGCTTGTTCCAGTTAAGAACGAACCTAAAGTCAATGTTTGCGTAGTATTAGCAGTGATAGTGCCAGAACCACCTAAAGAAATAGCAGTACCGTTAACGGTTAATGAGCTATTAGCGAGTCTTGCTTGAGCTAATGTGCCACTTGAAATATTG